AGTTACAGAAATAGGCGGTGCGTTAGCTGCTCCATTTGGTGCGTTTAAGGCTTTAGGTCGTGCTGCTCCTGCTGTCCAAGAAGCTATTAGTGGCGTTACATTGCCTGGTCAAATAGCTAGAGGTACTGGTGTAGGTGCTGCTACAGGCGCACTAACTGGTGCTGGAACTGCTGAGACTGATGTAACTGGCAAGGCATTAGAGACTGGTGTATTTGGTGGTATTGTTGGCGGTACGGTTCCTTTGGTATTGCGTGGTGCTGGTAACGTAATTAAGAATGTATTAACTGCGTCTGGTGTTGGCGATCAACCGGGTGCTGCTTCTAAGATGATAGCTAATGCGCTACAGAAAGAGAATTTAACCACTCAAGAAGCTGCTCAGTTACTTAATGAAATGGAGCGTGTTGGCGTTCCTCGTCCTGTATTAGCTGATCTTGGTAAGAGTTTGCAGGACTTGGCTTATTCTGCGTATGTCGTTCCATCAGGTCAAAAGGCAACAACAGCTAGATTTTTAGAATCAAGAATGATCGATCAGCCTAGCGATATTGTTAAAGGCTTGGTTGAGAAAGCTGGTTTAGGAAAGAATGTTAATGGATATGAGTATTTGCAATTCTTAGCGGAGAATCAAAAGTCTGCTGCTAGTGCTAAATATCCATTAGCTTATAGCAAGGCTATTGATGCTAGAGACTTTCGTAAATATGTAGACCGTCCTGTATTCCAAGACGCATATAAAGAGGCTCAAAAACGCGCTGGAGTCTATGGCGATACATTGCCAGATTTAGAGCAAATTAAAAATTCTCAATTCGTTCCTACAGATATATTGCATCAAATAAAAATAGGTCTTGATCGTATTGTAGAAGGTGAGACGGACTCTATTACAAAGAAAATGACATCGTATGGGCGAGATGTTTCTAATGTTAAGCGTGAGTTTAATGATCTTATAAAAGCTAAAAATACAGATTACGCTAAAGCTAATGCTGAATTTGCTGATAATGAGCGTATTAAATCTGCATTTGAAACAGGTGAAAAGTATCAAAAACTTGAATACAAACAAGCATTAGATAATCTTAAAAAGATGAATGATTCTGAAAAAGAAGCATTTCGTCTAGGTATGATGTCTGACGTAAATTCTCGTCTTGAGAACTTTAAAGGTGGTGATTTTACTCGTCAAATATTTAAGAGTGATAAGCAAAAATCATTACTGCGTTATGCGTTTACTAATCAGGCTCAATATAATGACTTTGTTAAGTATGTTGATGCTCTTGAAAGTCAGACTAAAACAGCAAAATCATTAATGGGTGGTTCTCAGACTGGTGAGCGTTTATCTACAAGTCAAGGTGCTGCTGAGTTAGGTTCATTGGCTCAGAACTACGCTAGAGGTGGATTAACTGGCGTTGCTATGGACATTGCTCGTCAGGGATTAGCAAGAACTAAAGGTATTAGCGGAGAAACTTCCGCAGAGCTTCAAAAGCGATTATTCGCTACTGATCCTATTGAGCAAAGAGCAATTCTTGAAGAATTACGTAAGAGAACTCAAGGAATGAAACCAACTGGAGTAGTACCCGGTGCGGCTGCTTTAGGTACTTTCACAGGGCTATTAGGTCAATAAAGGTTAAATCATGGCAAAGAACAAAATTAGCGAATGGTCAGCTACAGCATCAAATAACACAGATATTGGTGGTATTAACATTGCTGAAGGTTGTGCTCCTAGTGGAATTAATAACGCTATCCGCGAGTTAATGGCTCAGGTTAAAGATCAGCAAACAGGTGCAGATGCTGATAACTTTGTCGTAGGTGGTGCATTTACCTGTACTGGTGCTGCTGTATTTAGCTCGACTGTAGCGTTAGGCGCATCAGCTACTGCTACGACTCAATCGGCAAATGATAACTCTACTAAGGTAGCTACGACTGCTTATGTGGCTGCTGCTGGTATTCCAGCGGGTGTTATCGTTATCTGGTCTGGTTCATCTGCATCTATTCCTAGTGGCTGGTATCTATGTAACGGCTCCAATGGGACACCGGATTTAAGAAACCGTTTCGTAGTAGGCGCAACATCTACTTATGCTGTAGGTGCAACTGGTGGTTCTGCTGATGCGATTGTTGTTAGCCATACTCATACAGCTACTGATTCAGGACACCAGCACACAGTAACTTTGGGGTCAATTAACGCTTTTGGAACTGGGTCATCAGGATCGCGCGGCGTATATTCTGGAACAGGATCAGGTACGCGAGATTTATCTGAAAGCGCATCTGCAAGCATTTCTGTATCAACTACAGGTTCATCCGGTACTAACGCTAACTTGCCTCCGTACTACGCTCTTTGCTACATAATGAAGGCTTAATCATGGAAAAGATTGAACTCACAGATCAGCAAATCGACCATATTGCAGAGAAAGCAGCCGAAGTAGCTTTCAAGAAGATATACGAAGAAGTAGGTCGCTCTGTCGTTAAGAAGATATTCTGGATCGTTGGTGCTGGTGCATTAGGACTATTGTTCTGGTTGGCTGGTAACGGTCAGCTTCCTAAGTGATGTGGATCCACTTACATTACTAGCGTTAGCTAATGCTGCTGTAGCGGCGGTAAAGAAAGGCTGTCAGCTTTACAAAGATATTAAGAATGCTGCTGGTGATGTAAAGGAAGTATTAGACGATTTAAAGGTTCAGTTTCATAAGATACCGAACCCTACTAATGAACAGAAGATTCAATATAACCAAGAAGTAGCTAGAGTTCAGGAAATAGCTAAAGCTGATCCTAACGATGTATTTACCGACATTGGTAATCAGCTTGGTGCTTTATTAGATGCACAAGATCAATTAGGTAAAGCATTACTAGCAGAAGAACTAGCGAATACGACTGTCTATAAAGGTCAAGAATCATTAGGTCGCAGAGCATTACGTAAGATCATTATTGAGGCTAGGTTAGATTCAATGATGGCAGAGCTACGTGAGACTATGGTCTATCAGGCTCCTAAAGAGCTAGGTTCATTGTGGTCTAAGTACGAAAAGACAGTTGAGCGCATTAATAAGCAGCAAGAACAGGCAAGAACAGAAGAACTTAGGATTGCTCAAATCGCAGCAACTAAACGCAGAAGAATGGTTAGAAAGTTTAGGGAAAATGTTACATGGTTTGGCGCGGTTCTGTTCGTGACACTATGGCTAATCAGCGTCCTAATAATGATAAAGACGAGCAAGACAGCATCCCATGGACTTTACTGATCTGTTTGCTTGCGATGGTTCTAACGCTTGCTATTGCATTGCCATTAGTAGGTTTAGCCATTATGGATGCCAATAATGCGACTAATGCTGCAATCATTGAAATCGACCGTATGAGAAGAATACGTAACCTAATGTTGCGTGATTTAGAGGACAAAAATGCTAACTCTGAGCCAGTTAAAACAACTCCTACCGAAGAATCCGTACGTTGAACATTGGCATCATGCACTAGAACAATTATTCCCTGACTACGATATTAATACGCCTAAACGTATGGCTGCTTTTATCGCTCAATGTAGTCATGAATCTGGTGGCTTTATGGTTCTTAAAGAGAATCTAAACTATAAGGCTGCGACTCTCCGTAAGATATTCCCTAAATACTTCCCTAACGATCAGATAGCGAATGATTACGCATCTCGTCCTAATAAGCAGGTTGCCATAGCGTCTAAGGTTTACGCTAACCGTATGGGTAATGGCGATGAGGCTAGTCAAGATGGGTGGAAATTTTGCGGGCGAGGGTTAATTCAGCTTACCGGCAAATCTAATTATCAAGCGTTTGCAGACTCGTTAGAGATGGATATTAACGATGTGCCTGAGTATCTAGCCACGTTTGAAGGTGCTGCTCAGTCTGCTTGCTGGTTTTGGGAAACGAATAAGCTCAATCAATGGGCTGATGCTGGTGACATTCTTACATTAACTAAGCGCATTAACGGAGGCACAATTGGACTCGAAGATCGTAAGAAACACTATGAGCATGCTCTTCATGTGCTTGGTGCTTAGTGCCTGTCAAGATAGATTTCGATATAAGTGTCAAGACCCTGCTAACTGGGAAGCCACAGATTGTAAGCCTCCTATATGTACGGCTACGCAAACCTGTCCAGATGACGTAACTAAGCCAGAGAAGGTGACTAAATGACAGTTGAAGAAAATCTAAATGCTTGGCTAAAGTTTGCTATTGGTATCTGTTTTTGTCTCATCCTAATGATGATGGCTAGTCTGTCTATGTATAGTGTTGTATTTGTGACACAGCCAATGTCAGGTATGGCTCCTGCGGATAAGCAGTTCTTCCTATTACTGTCAGACATGAGTAAGTATATTCTCGGTGCTTTGGCTACACTTATTGCAGTTAAGGGTAAAGATCAGTTCGTGCCGCCTAATCTAACGACTCCTAAAGAGCGTGAAGATGCCATGAAAACTACCCCTGTAGAGCCAATTTCAACGCAAAAACGTCAAGAACCTACTTTAGAGCCTATTTCTACTGCTCCTGTAGTATCTAAAATAAATTCTGCTACTATTCCTACTGCTGGTTCTTTAGTAACAGGAAATGGTCTTTATGTTTCTGGAACATCAGCGCTATCTTACTCTGCTCTAAATCTTGCTGGTGGAAGCAATTATGTTACAGGAACATTACCTTCTAGCAATTTACCAGATTCTACTACTGGCGCGAAAGGTATCGTTCAGTTAGCTGGAGATTTGGCTGGAACATCAACTTCAGTAACTGTTGCTAGAGTAAATTCTACATCTGTTCCTGCGGGTGGAGCATTAACAATTGGAAATATATTAAGAGTTTCTGGAACAAGCGCGATGACGTATGGAGCGTTAGATCTTGCAAATTCTAACTCTGTTACTGGAATTTTACCTAGCGCGAATTTGTTTCAAGCCACTACTGGAACATCTGGTGCAGTTAGACTTACTAATAATTTAGGTGGAACTGCTGCTTTACCTACTGTAGTAGATCTTACAATAGCATCTCAAGCAACAGGAAGTTTAATATATTTTAATGGTACAAATTGGATAAATTTAGGAATTGGATCTGATAATCAATTATTAAGAGCCAATTCTGGCATTCCTAATTGGGCAACTGTTGCTGGAGGTGGAAGTTTTACAGCTGCTGGAGATTTATCTGGCAGTGATACTTCTCAAGTTGTAGAGAAAATTCATGGTGCAACTGTTCCTGCGGCTGGAAGCTTAACTACAGGTAATGGTTTATATGTTTCTGGATCATCGGCATTATCTTATTCTGCTTTAAATTTGGCTGGAGGAAATGATTATGTTAGTGGTGTTTTACCAGCAACTAATTTACCAGATGCTACCACTGGAGCTAAAGGTATAATACAATTAGCAGGTAATTTAGGTGGTACTGCCACAGCTCCAACGGTAGTTGATTTTACTATAGCTGGTCAAGCAACAAATTCCATGCTTTATTATAATGGAACAAATTGGGTAACATTGAGTGCTGGTTCAGACGGATATCAACTTAAATCAAATTCAGGAACTCCTAATTGGGTAACCTCTGGAGGAAGAGGTTTTGTTGAAGTTGATTTTGGTTCTGCTCCTGGAACAAACATAGTTACATTTAACTTAACTGGTCAATCTGGAATAAATACTAATTCATATTGTAAAGCTGAAATTAATCCAGTTGCTACAACTGATCATAATGTTTTTGAACATCAAATATTAATCAATAAAGTAAGTATTAGTTGTACAAATGTTATTAATGATGTTGGATTTACAATTAATGTAATAACAGAATTGCGTTTAACTGGAAAATTTTCCATCCGTTGGAATTGGTTATGAGTGAAACAACTTACCTATATTTTATATATAATAATGTTAAGTCTAATCATATTTATATTGGAATTACTCATGATTTGATAAGAAGAAAAAAAGAGCATTGGAAAAAATCTGTAAATAAAAATTTTACTTATCTTAAAGCTGCTATGAATAAGTATGGTATAAATAATTTTTCTTTTGTTCCTATTGAAATATTCAATTCAAGAGAAGAGGCTAATAAGGCTGAAATATTTTATATTAAGTATTTTAGAGAATTAAAAAAATATACTGTATATAATATTAGAGATGGTGGCGAAGGACCTTGTGGAGAAGCCATGCGTAATCATCTTTCTGAAATGTGGCGAGGAGAAAACGCACCTTTAGCTAAACTTACTTTAGGTCAGGTAAATGAAATTAAAAAGTTATATAAAGAATGTAAATATCCGCATTCTTATATTGCGACATCATTCAATGTAAGTAAAACTACTATTAGTGCAATACTGTCTGGCAGGCACTGGCGTGATGACGCTAATGTTAATTACAAATTAATAATGCCAACAAAATCTGAAATTGAAAATAGAAATAAAGAAATGGCAAAAAAATATCAAAATGGACATACATTAGATGATCTTGCAACTTTATATAAAATGAATAAAAAATTCATTAGAAAAATATTGGTCAAAATGAATGTAGAAGTAAAAAATTTAACAAAAGAGAATAATATTTCTGAAAATAAAGTAAAAGAAATTTTTGAATTGTTAAATATTTTTTCAGACAAAGAAATTAGTGCCAAATTAGATACTGCTATTTATATAATAAAAAATATAAGAAGTGGAAAATCTTGGACTAATATTACAGGTATTAAAAAGCAGAATAGTATTTGTAAAAGTTTAACAATTAAAGAAAAGCGGCAAGTATTAGATCTTCGTAAAAGCAAATTATTTACAAATAAAGAAATTGCTGATTTTTACTGCGTTTCTGATAGAACATTAAATAGAATTTTAAAGGAAAACATGAATAATATCAAGAATGTAGGTTTAGTTTGAGCGGGTTCAGAATTGAGGGGTCCCTAACAGGTAACGTTGCTGAAGTTAACAGCGATAATGAGTTAAAAGTAAATACACCATTAACAAGTATAAAGGCTGGATATAATGCATTAACTTCTGTTAGTGATCCTGGTGCAGTTACTGGAAATAGATATACTATTGATCCAGAATGTTCTACTGATTATAAGCAGCGTGTAGCATTAGATACATTTTTGATGAATGAATTTTTCCCCGGAACAGTTCTTAATTCAAATATTTGGACATCAGTTCTTACAACTATGACAACAACTGTTGCAGCAGGTTTCGTCACTTTAAATGCTGGTTTGTCAACGGCAGCTTCTGCTGTTGCAAGGTTACAATCCTATAGAGGCTTTCCTGTTTATGGTGCTGTAAAAACTTATTTTGAAACTACACTACAATTTGCTCAACTACCTGTTGCTAATAATGTTTGTGAATGGGGATTAGGATTTTCAGCTACTACAGTTGCTCCAACTGATGGCGCATTTTTTAGATTAAATCAATTAGGTGAATTTAGATGTGTTGTCATTAATAACTCAGTAGAATTACAAAGTGAAACTTTAGATTTTAGTACGTTAGTAAGTAACAACGTCACTACAAATTTTATTATTGCCCTTGGAACCAGCGCAGTTCATTTTTGGATTAATGATGTGTTAGTTCATGTTAGCGAATTA